CACCAGTAGTCTGAGTAGTCTCAGCTGCTAGTTTTGTCGCAATATGCCACGTGCCTTTTTCATAACAAATGAAAGCAATTTGTCCACCAGTAGTCAATAAATTAGTTGCTGCGTTAGCTGGTGTAAAAGTCATTTTAGTTTCACCTGCTGCAGAAGTATCAAAAGTTACTTCACTTGAGCCTCTTGATTCAATTACTGAACCAGTTGCCCAAACGTCAGAACCTGCCGCATCAAAAGTTAGAACAGCTGTTCCACCAGTTGTGTCTTTTGCTTGACAGTAGATTACAATTGAACCTTGATTTGCTGCTGGTAGTGTACAAGTTGCGGCTGCTGCACCTGTATAGTTTACCACTGAAATAGTGTTAGCTGCTAATGTTAAATTAGTTGCTGTTGCTACATCTGCGATTGATAAACCAGTTAGGTCAGGCATGCCTGAACTTTGTCTTGTTGTAATAGTTCCAGTAGTTGTATTTTTAGTTGCTACTTGAAAACCTTTTTCCGATCTTACTGGACCGCTAAAAGTTGTTGTTGCCATAATGTTGTCTCCGTTTCCGTTAATATAGTCCTGAGAATGTCTACTGCACGAGTCTATATTAACTATTTATATATGTGCAGTGCGTTGATTATACGCTTTTAGAATACTGATTGCAAATAAAAAGGGGCCCGAAGGCCCCTTAATATTGTTGTGTTAATCTAGTGATTAAGCACCTGGAGATCCGAAGATACCTCTAAAGTCAGAAAAGCCGAAGCTGTATCTTTCTCTAGCTTTATATCTCATGTTGCCAGTATCGAAGTCACCTTCCATAGCAGTTTTTAAAGCTGCTCTTTCGAAGTATTTCATTCCATTAGGAACATCAGTTTTGATAAAGAACGCGTTAGTATCAGTTAAGTAGTTGTTCACTACATAACCTTGAGGGATCATTCCCATAGATCTAACAGCGTTAGTATCGTTATCTGCAGTACCAACTCTTTGAGAAGACTTCATCAGTCTTTCAGCTGTAAATTGTAGAGCAGAAGGAATAATCATTTTTACTCCTTTTGCAGCAATTTTTAAGCCTCTTTCATCTGTCATAGCAGCAATATCAATTAATGATTGCTCTAAAGATGTCTCGTTAAGGTCAGCAGCCGTGCTAAGTTCGTTTCTAACTGTACCGTTTAAAGTTGGGTGGTCAGTAGCAAAAAGCTCTTTACCATCACCGCCTTTAAAGGCAGAGTTAAAACCATTGTTTAGTACGTTTGCAGCTTTAACTTGCTTAGTTGTCGCCATAGATCTTGCTAGTGCTTTGGTATAACGTGAACCAAGACTATCATACAAGTTATCCTCAATAGCTTCTTCAGTAATAGAAAAAGCGAGAGCAATTGTCTCATGAGTGTATCTTGAAGTGAAAGTCTCTTGTGCATCGTCATAACCCACAGCAGATCCTTCTTGCTTAACTCCAGCAGTTCCGAAACCAGATAACATTACTTCTTCTTCAAAAGCTCTGTCAGATGATTCCTTATCGAAAATCTCCGTATGTTGATTTTCGTAGTTCTTGTACTCAAGGCCGAATAAGGCATTCAAACCCGGCTCGAGTTCTTTCGCTAATTGTGCGCGTGATATAGCCATAATTTATCCTCCTTATACGCCTGTTGTAGCTGGTGTACCAACTACAATTCCAAGACTATCTGCATTAAAGTGTGAAGTAAATCTAACTAATAACGGAACACCTGCTGCTGAGAAATCAGAGTTGTCGGCGTCTTCCACCCAACCCATAAGTCTTAGCATTAGTCCTGCTGTTGTAGCTAGCGTACTGACTGCTAGAGCACCTGTAGATTGTCCGTTTGCGGATGATCCACTTGTAGCTGTAGATAGGTCAGCATTTAAGAACACACTTGCTCTTGCATTTGCTTGGCTTGTTAATGATGCATCTGCCATGATGACGAATACCTGATTAGGATCGTCAGCGACATATGCTTTAATTGGGTGAGCTGAGTCAGCTCCCGAACCTGGCCATGAATTGGAAAAGGTCGGTTTACCAGTAGTAGAACTTACGAATTCGCAGCCCATGAATACACCGAGAGGTGCAACAGTTCCACCGTCAGCAGCGCCGACGATATCGATAAAACCAGTTGATAGTGGTATAACGATTGAACCTTTGAAAATCTCGTTAGTGTTTCCATTAGCAATTTCGTACATCGTAAAGTTTCCTGTACCAGTTGAATTTGAATTTGACCCACTTTTATTATAAGGTTTCAACCCAAATCCTGTACTGTTTCTATTTGCCATAGAATGTCTCCTTGTTTAAGTTATAAAAAAATGATGGGTAGAAATATCTAAAAGATTTTAGTTTTTCGAACCACCAAAAGTTACACGAGTTTGTCGATCATTATTGATCGGCATACTTGGGTGCTGTTCCTTCATGAGATCGTTGTCAACTGCATCAGATCTATCTTTAGTCTGTTGCTTAAAGTACTCTTCACGAGACTTTGCGAGCTCTTCTGGTATCCTAGCCAGCAATAGGCCGCCAACTCCGATTATTCCTGCGTATTTTCCGTCATCAACACTCGGATAATTTTCATTCGGATATTCGTCTGCTCTTACAAATTCCCATCCGGAACGAATTGAACCTGAAACGTTTTGAGTATCATCGAAACCCATACTTTCAGCTCTTATCCATCTATGTCGATACCCGTCTGGCGCAGGCGGTGAATCTAGAGATGATGGTGGAGTCCAAACTTTAGGCTTTTCTTGTTTCGCCCTTGTTTCGCTCACGCGAGAAGTTTTATTTGTTTTTTTACTCATATGCTTATACCTCCTTCGCGGCTAATTGTTTCGCATATTCTTCTAGTGGCACACCTAATCTTTTAGAAATTGCTACCTGTGATGGTGTGAGTCTCACGGTTTTTCTGCGTCCTTTTGCTGCCGGACGTTTGGCAGAAGCTACATTCTGAACTACTTCAGATGTATTTGAATCCACTGTATCAAATTTGTGTGGGAATTCAAGTCTTATTCTTCGATCAACTTCAGCATAATACTCATCTGAATTTGCATCAAATCCTTCGTCTTCTACAAGCTTTTTATGTATATCAAATGCAGTGTAAGTCATTGCATTATCACTACCAAACCAAGCATTTTTCGAGGCCCAAGCATCTGCTTTAGGATCGGGTCTTGCTGGTGTATTAGGCTGTGCTTGTTGAGTTGTTGGTTCAACAGGTGCAGAAGTTCTAATTTCTTGGGTTCTTTTTATATTGTTAAGTCTAGACTCATCCATTGCAAGCTTTGCAATTTCAGCTTGCGCTTCAACCTGTGCTTCAACATCACCAGAGTTTATAGCAGCCGCTAGTCTTATCTTAGCAGCCTCTGTGTTACTAGTAACTCTTTTCTCAAACTCTTGTGTGTAGTTTTGATCCAGGTTTTTAAATCTGTTTCTTAGTTTGTCTGACTCTTCTTTTTGTACTCTTGCAAAAGTAATAGCTTCTTCTTTTTGACGTTCTGCTTCTCGCATACGTCTAGTAAGTTTAGATATTCTTTTTTGAACACCTTCACTATATTCTTCAAGCTCTTCCTTTTTTGTTTCTGTTTTTTCAGTAGGTGCAGTTTCTTGAACTTCTTCTACCTCTATTTCTTCTTTAACAGGTTCTACTGCTGGTGCATCAAGATCAATAACTGTTTCTTGCTCATCAGCTTCCCCTCTTATTTCTATTTTGTCTTCGTCTTGCATAGTTAATCCTCCTATGATTACATTGCGTGAATTACATCTTCAGGATCATCTATTGTCCCTAAGACTTCATCATCGTTTAACATTCTTATCTCACCACCATCAATCTCCATGCGCGATCCTGCATACCTTGCAAAGATCACCCAGTCTTTTTCCTTGCACCACGGCCCTGTAGGATAACGTTCTTTGTCTCCATAACAAAGATCACCCATCTTTAATACATATCCAACTTGCGTTGCTACGCGTGCTCTGTCCAATGTTTCTTGTGCAATAATAATTCCGCCTTCAGTTTTTTCTTTAACTGCAAAAGGCATAACAAGTATACGCCACCCAGTTGGGCTCGGTAACTTCTCTAAATTTGTTTCTTGAGTTTCTTCTTTGGCTTCTTTAGCTTCTTCTTTATATTTATCTTCTAATGCGTGTGACTTTGTCATCGTTTTTTGGCTCCTTAGGGTTTAGCAGGTTAGAGAGTTCCTGTAATATTTGATCACTTGTGTGAATCTTAGCTGTAATATACTTGTACTTGTCCATACTGTCAACACCACTTACAAGTATTGCTATGTTGTTATCAACTTCTTCTTTTAAGTATTTTTGTAGTTTATATATTACGTTTATTGGGTCTATAGCTTCTGACATATTTTTTATATTTATCTCCTAGTTTATGCCAAAACTCATCAAGAGGATTGGCTTTTTGTTTACAGCATTCCCCCGAACGTACTTTTTCTTCCGTGTGGCAATCACACGTTTTATCTTCCCCCATACTCTTCTCCCGTTCTTCTTTTTGTCTTACCGATTCTTGGTATGACAGTTCTAATAAATGATTTTCCTGTTCCCAGTATTCATCAAATGTTATTTCTTTTTGAATATGTCTGCTCCCTTGAGTCCGTATATACTAGCGACGACGCCTACAAACAGCGTCTGGTACCAAAAAGGCAGATTGTTAAACTGTTCGAAGAAAGCGTGCAATTTTTCTTGGATTAATGGGTCGTCACTAAAGACACTCCATATCAATAAAATCACAGGGGCGCTTACGAGGATAAGGACAAATTCGTCTTTCCATCCTTTGTCGTTTGATTGTCTTACCGCCTGTTGGTACTCCACTTCTCCGTTCGCCATTTTGCTCGCGTGCAATAATTCTGCGTCCGACATTAATATCTTCGCCTTTTGTTTATTCGCGAATATCTGAGCGCCAGTTTTTAAAACTGTAGGTAGAAGTGAGAGTAATGGACCCATTAATTATTTTATGATTGATATGATAATGATTGCAACCACTACAGCTACTACTATTTTAAGTTTTGGAGACATAGCATTCCACTTGTCCATAACTTTTGCTTTAATTGCGTCGATCATGATGACCTCCTTGTTTTTCGTTTTACACCGGCTTCGTTTAATGCGATAGCTACGGCTTGCTTTCTGTTTACCACTTTTTTGTTAGATTGACCAGATTTAAGTTTACCACCCTTAAACTCACGCATTACCTTACTTATTTTATTGTTTTGTTTTTTGTTCATGTATTTATGTAGTCACTAACAAAGTCAGTGTCATCATATATATCAAAATTAAATAGTGTTCCGCCTTGATCAATGTAGTCTTCTGCGTAACCTCTGTCATATCCCATTTCAGCTAAATAACGCATGGTGCGTTCTTCTGCTTCAGTATATGTTTTTCCACTACCTGTATCATCATCACCACCATCATCACCACCATCATCACCACTACCTGTACCAGTGTTAGTTACAATAGGGTCTGCTGCGCCACCGCCTTTGTTTCCACCTACCGATGCTGCTGCTTCTCGCGCCGCTGCCGCTAAGTCAGAACCTGGGCTGTATTTAGTTTTATCA